CATTTTCACATGCAACAATAGTAACAAGTTGCTTCACGGACAAACCGTAAAGTTCTTGCAAGCAACATGCATATGCAGTTTCTTGCACCAAATAGTCGTACAAATAAGCTTCTTTTTTTGGTTCAGCAGCGGTCTTAAAGTCAATGATGGATAGGACACCATCAAATTCCGCAATGCAATCAACGCGACCAGCGACTTCAAGGTGGTCAGAGTATAACGCCGCTTCCTGTAAGTAAATATTATTTATACGGTCCAGAACAGACCTAGAATGTTGGAACATCAGTACAGGGAGAGGAAATTCCCTGTACTTTTTTAGATCCAATTTATTATTTAAATAGTCTTCCGCAATGAGGTGATACTTTGTACCACGTCCTGCAGAACGTGTAGAGATGTTCGCTGCCTTCTCTTTACCAACCCGTGCTCTCCACTTAGCAAGACCTGCTTGTTTCTTAGCGTTATTGCTAATCACAGTGGTGATTGATGGATACTGTTTACCAGATGGTGTGAGATAGACTCGTTTTCCATCTACCATTTCAGCGGTCATCTCAACAGGAGTTAGATCACCAATATGATTATACAATTTCATTACAAACCAAGAGCCAATTTACTAACTAGATAGGACTTAACAAGACCTGAACGAACGATATCTTCTACACCAAATTCAACCATAGAAAACTCTTCCATGTTCTCTAGGATTCTTTGGAAGTCAAGAATACCATTCCTTTCATTTGTTTTCTGTAAGTCGGACTGATTAATGTCACCACAGAAACAAACCTTAGAGTCTTGTCCAACACGAGTCATGATTGAATCAAGTTCGTGGAAGTTCAGGTTCTGACACTCATCAACAATAACAACAGCATTGTCAAGTGTAGTACCACGAAGGAATGATGTAGACCAGAAAGAAATAGTTTCTTGGTGCTTTAGATTTTCATAAAGCATTTCAAAACTATTGTCATCTGGCATCTCAAACATATGTTTCACCATATTCTTATATGGGATTTGATAAAGGGATGCTTTATCTTCATGAGTGCCAGGAAGAAAACCAATTTCCCTAGTTGCTACAAGGGAACGGACAATGTACAACTTCTCAAATGGAGAGTTCTCATCTAAGATGTCTTGCAATGCAAGGTATAAAGCAATGAATGTTTTACCCGTGCCTGCTGCACCATACCCGAACATGTTCTTCCCTTCACTCCACTGATCAAAGAAGATCTCTTGATTCTCAGTGAGTGGTTCAATATCAAGAAGGTAAGACTCATTAATTGGTTTCTTACGCTTCATTTGTTTTTTGGACATGCCTGCTGGGACTGGTCCTTTGTTTCCTCTTCCTCGTGCCATAATTACCAACCGTGAATGTTTGCTCCAGGAACTTGTTTTACTTTGCCAATAACATCCTTCCAACCAGGATGTGTCTTGGACATTTTATCACGCCAGTCACCGACTTCGCCAGCACTAGCGCAACCTGCTTGCCAATCTTTATCCCAGTCGGGATTCTCTTCTTTCCATTTCATGTATTGTGTCATGGTCATGGAAAGTTCTTTGGTCTCTCCTGTCTTCAGGTTTTTAACTGGATAGGTTGGCATCTTCCCCCTCCTTTACTTTATTAAATCCGAAGGGTCCTTCTTTTTCTTCTAACGCAAGTTTAAGTGCGAGTCCACCAATTGCTTCCATAACTTTGAGGACTTGTTCAGGTTTGACACCCTCCCCAAGTTCTTTAGCGACGTAATCATACTTAGGCCAAAAGGTTTCACCTGCTTTTTGATAGTCATCTAGTGTTAGTAGTTTCATTAAAATCCTCCTCCCTTAGTTTTTTTCTTTTGTTTAGGTAGCATTTTTTTTAATTCTGTTTCTGAATAATCATCACACATTTGGATCATACGGTCTAGAGCATATTGAAATTGAGAACCTTTACTCATTTTACTGAGTAGATGATGTGCTACATCATATCTAAGTTCTTCTAGTTCATTCTTGTTCATCATTAGTCAACCATCCCAATGCCTCTGCACAAATAGGAAACTGTTCAGAAAACACACGCTTAGCATCTAGTGCGATGTCCATGTGTTCTTTCTGCGTACCATTGGCGGAACGCAATTCAATATAATGGATCCATGAACGAACTGAGCCTGTCATGTAAATTTTAGTTGGTACTGCCAAAGGTAGTACCATTCTAGCACACTCCTTCGCAATTCCTACAGAAAGCATATGCTGATAAAGATCCATAGCAGACTCAAAGTGTCGTTGCACAGCAATTTGAAGTTCCTGTTGGGTAAACTCATCAATGTCATCAATAGAATTTTGTCTGTTCTTTGTATCCTGACGACGAAATTCAAACATAGGAATTCTGTCTGCCAACATAGAACTGTCAGCATACCGCTGGGAAAACTCTTGATATGTGAACGAGCGATGCCTCAAAATTTGAGCTGCGATTGCTCTGGTAGTAGAGATCTCAAGCGTCATGTGTGCCTGCTCAAAGACGCTCCAGTGGTTATGTTTGATGCAATAGGACAGCAGACCCGCAACCTTAGGATTCTCCTGGTTGTTGGGGTTGCTCACCCTCGCTACGTACCCCATCGTCTTCTCCGCGTCGGGAGTTACTGTTACCAGTTTCACTGAGTTCATTACTAAATCCTTTCTCCTGCTTGCGTCGTTGTTGTTTTGCTTTCAATAAAATTTTAGCACGAGCTAACTGTAGTGCCATATATTTTAACTCATTCTCTGAATATAATTCAGGACGAATTTTTGCTTCTTTAAGTGCTCTTTTTGCTAATCTTATTTGATCTTTTAATCGGGTCATAGTAGGCTTTATAGTAGGCAACAATTCCAGATGTAGTTGCGTTACCTTGTGATACCCAATCGTGAATACATTCGTAAATACTTTGGGTTGAATACCTTGGTGATCCGTCTGAGCATAACTCAGGTCCAAATTTCTTGAGCAGGATATTAAGTCCTTGTGTTCTCACGTCCATTCGTTCATCACTATAACGCCAGTCAATCTGCATATCCGTCATCGTCATTCTCTGAGGTTACTACTCTAGGTGTTGTTTTGCTTATGTGTTCATCCCATGGGTGAACATATCTGTATGCATCCACGTCTGAGTATACCTCAGATTCTAATGCATTAACAAGTGACTTAAGATTTTTGACGATGAGTTTCAGTCTTTCTCTATCCATATTTAGGTTACAGATGTGACCATCATACCATAAAAAAAGAGGGGTTGCAACCCCTCGTGTGTTTTTATCTGAAGATGTAACTACACACCCTCTTACATGATTTTTCGTTTAATGAGTCGCACTCTATTAAACATTCATAATAGTCATTGAGTTTTTGATCTTCCACCTCCATGTAATCTAAGGTATCTTCAAAATGACGCCACTCATCTAGTTGTGAGCGGGATAATAGATTGTGCATCGTTATCCTCCGAACAATTGTTCATAACAAAGGGGAGGGAAGGGTTCATTTTTCCACCTCGCATAATTCTATTACTATTTAAACAGAAAGTGTTTGATTATACGGTTTATGAAATGAAAATTATTGCCTACGCGATTATACTTACGCATAAAAAAAGAGGGTTTAAACCCTCTTTGTAAAGTAAGTTAATCACTTGGTGTAAGTCTTACCACGATAGCAGAATGTGCCATGGGTTTCCTTACTCTCTACACAACGTGTGTCATATTCTACACCACGATATGTGGTGTGATGAATTTGAGCATCGTGTAGTGCAGCAGCTTTTTTGATCTGCTGTCTAACTTTATTAAGTGTGTTCATGAGTTTACTCCTAAAGTAGTTGGATTTTTAAGTCCGTTCCTTTAGTCGTTTGCGTCCCAATAACAATCAGGCGTTGATTCCTTTACGGTCTCTACAAGTTCTACCTTGATATTATCAGGTAGATTTTTGTGCCCATTAATCCTCAGCAAAATAGCGTCGGCGTCAGCACAACTGATTGTAGTATACAGAAGTAATTCTGGTATCATGGGATGAACGCTCCGTTCCGCGACTTACTTGCGTCCCACCCGAAAGTGGGATGAACGATGGTATTAGCATACCACAATATTTAGGGTTTGTCAACTGTATCAACTGATACAATTTATTTTTTCTTAGGGGGGTTCCACATCTTTGGGTTAACTCTACCCTCAGTCTGTGTCATAGTAACAAAATCCTTGCTGTACTTATCCCAATAGTCGTCAAAAATATCTACCTGTCCATTACCAGAAGCGATATCAAATTTGGTAAGACCTTCTACAGTATATTCAATAAGGAAGGTATTGTAAGGGAGACTTTTATCTTCAGCTAAAGTTGGATCACAATCTTGGTGAATAATCTTACAACCTTTTCCCATCATGAACGTCCTCCCCACTTAATTTGTGGGAAAGCCTCTTCTACACATTGTTTAGTAATCTTCCAACGCTTACCAAGTTTTTTATCCTTGGCAAGCACCAGAACATTTGCTTCATCTTTATGAAGACCTTCAAGCATCTGGATAAACATGGTTTCACGTTTAATCTGAGAGATGTTTGAACCACCTTTGAAAAAGTGGTGTAAAAGTCTTGCTTCTTTTTCAAGTTTAGTATGCTCTGTTCCTTCTGGGACATCATTTGCTTTAAATGGAACATCTCCATCGGGTAGCATACTGATAACCGAAGTATCAAAATTGATAATCAAAAGAGATCTCAACGCTTGTGTGTTGTATTCTCTAAGGAGTTTAATCTTTTCTGATTTAGTTTTTGCGTTTGATACTTTTTGTAGTATCTCATGCATCAAAAGTTTCATCTTCTTCTTCCTCAATAAATCTCACAGATAATAGTTCTTCATTAATAACAATACCATCATTATCGTACATTTCGGGATGCATTTGCATTGCTTCTTCTCTTGAATAGAAGTAGTCATGTACGAAATCTTTGATCGTCCACCCTGCGACAATCCCGACACATAAGAACATAAATGATGCCGTTGCCGAGAAAAATAGGATCGTTGCCGTTTCCATGTTTCAACTCCTTAGTGGTTTACCTTCGTTCCCACCTCAGTTCAACGTTGAAATAAAACTTACGCTTGAGGAGGGTGATTGTTTTCTTTATCCCAAACCCACCCTTGGGTTCAGGTGATGGGTCATTCGGTTTAGCCCTCCTCAACATGAGCTCTATACCTCTATTTATGTTCACTTCTTTGAAGAAGATACCAAACCTTTTTTAACAAAAAGTCTTGCAGTTTCTACAAGACCACCAATAATTTCTCCATCAATAATAACATATGGGAAACTATTACACAAAGGATATTTTTTCTTCAAAGCTTCTTTGTCTTCTGCAGTTTCCACAATATGTTGAGTGTACTCAAGGTTTGCACGTTTGAGTAACTCTTTTAGTTGATTACAATAGAAACATCCTGGTGATGTATAAGCTACAATTTTCATTAAAGGAGGGGGAGGGTTGTCAGTCAAAGTATATCACAACTCAAAGTGTTTGTCTAGCACTTCAAGACGTTCTTCTTCATGTGCAATGATATCAAGTTGTTCTTGAATTGCACCAAGAACATCGGGATGTTCACCGATACCTACAGGGTTTTGAAGGTAGATTTCAATGTTCATCTTTGCTTTACTAATATTGCCAAGGGCATTATTTTTCAAAGCAGTAATAGTTTTTTCTCTTAGATTTATCATCATTAGTACAGTGCCTCCTCTTGTTCTGCAAGAATAGTTACATCGCTAGTTGGGTATGCCACACAAGTAAGTACAAATCCTTCTTCAAGTTGATCGTCATCTAGGAATGATTGATCACTTTGATCTACACTACCTGATTCAATTTTACCAGCACATGTAGAACATGCACCAGCACGACAGGAGTATGGTCCATCAACACCTGCTTCATCAGCAGCGTCTAAAACATATTGGTCACTTTCACATGGAAAAGAGAACTCACCATCAGAGGTTTTGAAAGTTACAGTAAATGCCATGATTTGTTTAATAGCAGTGTATAATTATGTATTCTATCACCAATAGAGCATTCCTGCAAGCATGATTAAGAAACATATGATAGTAAAAAGGAGCAGACTTGCTGCTCCAATCCATAACCATGTAGGTATGTTGTCTTCACCTTTAGAGTGCATTACCACGAGGCAATACTTCTTCAGGGAATACGAACGACTCATGAGGTTGATCAACTGGTGCCAACCATGCACGTAGACCTTCATTCAGTAGGATATTCTTTGTGTAGAAGGTCTCAAACTCTGGATCTTCTGCTGCTCTGATTTCTTGTGAAACAAAGTCATAAGCACGAAGGTTGAGAGCAAGACCAATAATACCGATGGAACTTGTCCACAGACCCATAACAGGAACAAAGAGCATAAAGAAGTGCAACCACCTCTTATTACTAAACGCAATACCGAAGATCTGAGACCAGTAACGGTTCGCAGTAACCATTGAATAGGTTTCTTCTTCTTGTGTTGGTTCAAATGCTTTGAATGTATTTGATTGTTCGCCATCTTGAAACAAAGTATTTTCAACAGTCACACCATGGATAGCAGAGAGCAGAGCACCACCTAGGATACCTGCGACACCCATCATGTGGAAAGGATTAAGTGTCCAGTTGTGGAATCCTTGTAAGAAGAGAAGGAATCTAAAGATCGCTGCTACTCCGAAGGAGGGAGCGAAGAACCAACTGGATTGTCCGAGTGGGTAGATGAGAAATACACTGACAAAGACAGCAATAGGACCACTGAAAGCAATAGCATTGTAAGGACGGATACCGACGAGACGAGCGATTTCAAACTGCCTGAGCATGAAACCAATTAGGGCAAAGCAACCGTGGAGAGCAACAAAGGTCCAAAGCCCTCCAAGTTGACACCACCTGACGAAACTCCCCTGAGCTTCAGGACCC